TCAGGGACAAGCCAGAGACATCATGTGGACCACCCTTCTCGATCTCGGGCATGAAGTTATCAGTGGTAGTCATGTTAATAATCTTCAAATTAAGCTTATTAATGGAGCCACTATCAGTCTCAAAGGAGCGGACCGCCCCGAAACAATGCGCGGAGTTAGCCTCAAGTTCTTAGTGCTAGACGAATACGCAGACATGAAACCTGACGTATTTGAACAAATCCTGAGACCTGCCTTGGCTGACCAAAAGGGTTGTGCAATGTTCATAGGAACACCTATGGGGCGCAACCACTTTTATGAGTTGTACAAATATGCGGAGTTAGATGATGATCCGACGTACAAAGCTTGGCACTTTACTTCTTACGATAATCCATTACTGGACCCGGACGAAATTGATATTGCTAAAAGGTCTATGTCTTCTTATGCGTTTCGTCAGGAATTTATGGCGTCGTTTGAAGCCCGTGGTTCAGAGATGTTTAAGGAAGACTGGGTACGCTTTAGTCAGGATGAGCCGGAAATAGGAGATTACTACATTGCGGTTGACTTGGCAGGATTTGAAGAAGTCAACAAGAAAAAGACTAAAAACTCCAAACTTGACGAAACAGCGATTGCCGTGGTTAAGGTCAATGAGCATGGTTGGTATGTTGACAATATCATATACGGTCGATGGACACTTGACGAAACAGCAGCTAAGATATTTCAGGCCGTTAGAGATTACCGTCCCGTATCGGTTGGAATCGAAAGAGGTATTGCTAAACAAGCCGTTATGTCGCCTTTAACGGATTTACAAAAGCGATACGGTACATTCTTTAGAGTAGAAGAACTAACGCATAGTAACAAAAAGAAAACAGATCGTGTTATGTGGGCATTGCAAGGACGATTTGAAAACGGATTTATAACTTTAAACAAAGGAGAATGGAACAGTAAGTTTTTAGACCAACTGTTTCAGTTTCCTGATCCATTAACTCATGATGATCTTGTTGATGCACTAGCCTACGTTGATCAGTTGCCTAATGTAGCCTATCACTACGACTATGAAATTGAAAATCATGAAATCCTAGACATTGTAGCAGGATATTAATATGAGTGAACTATACGAAACAGACCCATTACTTGTTGAACAAACTGTTGAAGATTGGGTCATAACTAAATGTGAGGACTGGCGCGACTATTATGAGTCAAACTATGAAGCAAGATTTGAAGAGTATTATCGACTGTGGCGTGGTATCTGGGACCCTGCTGACTCTGAGCGTCGGTCTGAGCGTTCCCGCATTATTTCTCCTGCACTTCAGCAAGCAGTTGAGTCTAATGTAGCAGAACTAGAAGAAGCTACGTTTGGACGTGGTAAGTGGTTTGACGTTAGTGATAACTTTGGTGACACTGAAAAACAAGACGTACAGTTTCTTCGTAATAAACTAACTGAAGACTTTGAAGACTGCATGGTACGTAAAGCAGTAGCAGAGTGTCTAATCAATGCTGCAGTGTTTGGTACGGGCATTGGTGAAGTTGTTATTGAAGAAATGAAAGAAATGGCTCCTGCTACACAACCCATTATGGGAGGTGATTTGCAAGCAGTAGGCGTAAACATCACTGAACGTGTTAAGGTAAAACTTAAACCTGTACTGCCTCAGAACTTCCTTATTGATCCTGTAGCTACGTCTGTAGAAGACGCTATGGGTGTAGCAGTAGATGAATTTGTTAGTATGCACCAAGTAGAATTACTACAAGAGCAAGGTGTATATCGTGATGTTTATGTAGGCCCAGCCGCGCCTAACACTGATCTTGAACCAGACCAAGACATTACAATTTACAATGATGATAAAGTTCGTCTTACTAAGTACTATGGCTTAGTGCCACGAGAGCTTCTTAATTCGTCTCTAAGCGAAGATGACGAAGAAGCAGTACCAGAAGAAGACTCAGGCTCACGTTACGTAGAAGCCGTTGTAGTGATTGCTAACGGCGGTATCTTGCTCAAAGCCGAAGCTAATCCTTACATGATGTCTGATCGTCCTATTGTTGCATTTCCTTGGGATGTAGTTCCGGGCCGCTTTTGGGGGCGTGGTGTCTGTGAAAAAGGCTATAACAGCCAAAAAGCCCTTGACACTGAACTTCGTGCTCGTATTGATGCATTAAGCCTTACTATTCACCCAATGATGGCTATTGACGCAACTAGGCTGCCACGAGGCGCAAAGCCAGAAATACGTCCCGGTAAGATGATCCTAACCAGTGGAGATCCTCGTGAAGTACTTCAGCCTTTTAACTTTGGTCAAGTCAATCAAATTACGTTTGCTCAAGCCGGAGCATTGCAGCAAATGGTACAGCAGGCAACAGGAGCCGTCGACTCAGCAGGAATTGCAGGTCAGGTTAACGGCGAGGCTACTGCCGCTGGTATTAGTATGTCTCTTGGCGCTATTATTAAACGCCACAAGCGCACACTAATTAACTTCCAACAGTCTTTTTTGTTACCGTTTGTTCGTAAAGCTGCACATCGTTATATGCAGTTTGATCCAGAAAACTATCCAGTTTCTGATTATAAGTTCAATGCAAGTAGTACCCTAGGAATTATTGCCCGTGAGTACGAAGTAACTCAGCTTGTACAATTACTACAAACTATGCAAAAAGACTCACCATTATATAATACTCTTATTCAAAGTATTATTGACAACATGAACTTGTCTAATCGTGAAGAACTTCTTGCAGCAATGGCTCAAGCAATGCAACCTGATCCACAAGCTCAACAAATGCAAATGGCAGCGCAACAAGCTCAAATGCAGTTCCAGCAGTCCCAAACAGCTGCTCTGTCTGCTCAGGCTCAAGAATCTCAAGCAAGAGCGCAGAAACTAGCCGCAGAAGCGCAAGCAGTTCCGCAAGAACTAGAAATAGATCGTATAAATGCTGTCACTCGAAACTTACGTGAAGGTGATGCTGAAGATAAAGAGTTTGAACGGCGAATGAAAATTGCCGATGCTCTCCTCAAAGAAAAGCAAGTACAAGGAAAAACTAATGTTAACCGACAAGGAACTCAACCTCCTACTCAACCAAGTCCACAACCACTTCAACCAGCAATGGAAGCGCCTAGACCTGCTGGAAACACAGATGAAGGAGCTTTATAATGCCAAAGAGCAAGGATCCAAGACTAGCACGGGCAGGAGTAAGCGGGTACAACAAGCCAAAGCGGACGCCTAGCCACCCTAAAAAGTCACACGTTGTTGTTGCTAAAGAAGGTGACAAAATTAAAACTATTCGTTTTGGTGAGCAAGGTGCTAAGACAGCAGGTAAACCTAAATCAGGTGAGTCTGATCGCATGAAAAAGAAAAGAGCATCATTCAAAGCACGGCATGCTAAAAACATTTCTAAAGGTAAAATGTCAGCAGCTTACTGGGCTAATAAGGTTAAATGGTAATGGCTAAAGGTGTAAAGCATTATAAACGTGATGGCACTGAATATACAGGCGCTACACACAAAATGCCTAATGGAGAAGTCCATTCAGGTAAAACTCACGGAAAAGGTTCTGTAAAACTTTTCCATTTTGAAGACCTGTCTAAGACAGCAAAGGAGAAAGCTATGCCCGGAATGAGACGAACAGGAGGCCGCCGTGCCACGCCTAAAGGATTAAAAGTACCGTCCCCTAGACGGAAAGCACCACCACCCGTTAGACGCAAGCCTGTAAAGCCCCGTAAGCCTAAGTCATATTAATCATGCCTAAAGCTAAAACAAAAAAAGCAAACGACGCATGTGCACGTAAAGTCAAATCTAGATACAAGGTTTGGCCTTCTGCTTATGCGTCTGGTGCTGTAGCAAAATGCCGAAAGGTAGGAGCTAAAAACTGGGGTAATAAAAGTGGCCGTAAGAAAAAGTAAAAAGGGCGCAGCTCTTAAAAAGTGGTTTAAAGAGGAGTGGGTAGACGTTAAAACAGGTAAACCTTGTGGGCGTAAATCTGCTACTAATTCTAAACGACCTTATCCTTCTTGTCGGCCTAAAGCTGTAGCGGCTAAGATGACTAAAGCAGAAAAAGCTTCGTCAGTCCGTCGCAAAACAGGACCAAGTAAAATTAAACACGCAGTTACTGCATCAGGACGTAGAAGAAAAACTTCTAAAAAGTCTTGACAAATGCATAAAAATGTGTTATAATATAACTATATAATATAATAACAGAGGAAACCATGACTCCCGAGCTTGAAACTTATTTCGATAATTATAACGAACTCTTCAACCACGAAGGTTTCAAACAACTCGTACAGGAACTCTCCACAAACGCAACGCAGTTGGCAGACATTCAAACAGTAAAAGATCTGGAAGATTTATACTTCCGTAAAGGTCAAGTATCTGCTTTTGCAACTGTCATTAATTTACAAGGCACTATCGAAGCTGCACGTGAACAAGCCGAAGCAGAACAAGAAGAACCTGTAGATGTTTAAAGTATTTGATTTCCGATGTACTAACGGACACATATTTGAAGAATTTGTAGAAGGTACAGTAACAACCAGTAGGTGCGGTTGTGGTGCCAATGCTACAAAAATGGTATCTGCCCCGTCCTTTCACCTTGAAGGCCATAGTGGTGACTTTCCCGGTCGTCACATGAAATGGGTGAAAGAGCACGAAAAAGCAGGTAGAAAGAAGTCTCCACAATGATAACAATCACGGAGTTTAATTATGTCAAGAGCAACAATGCTTGATCTACCCCCTGAAGAGGAAAACGTAGACACCATTGAAAACGAAGTAGATGAGATTCAACAAGAAGCAACAGAAGAAGTTGAGCAACCTCAAGAACCTGAATCAACCTTACCAGAGAAATATCAAGGTAAGTCTTTAGAAGAAGTAGTACAAATGCACCAAGAAGCCGAAAAGCTTTTAGGTCGTCAGTCTTCTGAAGTAGGTGAACTTCGTAAAGTTGTAGATGATTATATTTCTAATCAGACACAACCACCAGCACCTCAACAGCAACACGTTGAGCCTGAAGACGATATAGATTATTTTACAAATCCTCAAGCAGCCGTTAATCGTGCTATTGAGAATCATCCTAAAATTAGAGAAGCGCAAGAGTACTCTGAGCAGTACAAGAAGCAAACCTCTCTGGCAATGCTTCAATCTAAACATCCAGACATGCAACAGATCCTTAGTGATCCTAAGTTTGCGGAATGGATTAAAGCTTCAAAAATTAGGACTCAGTTGTTCGTAGCTGCTGACCAGCAATATGATGCTGACTCTGCTGACGAATTGTTTACTCTCTGGAAAGAGCGTAAGACAGTAACTCAACAGACTGCTAATGTTGAAAAACAAGCACGTAAGCAATCATTAAAGGCAGCAAGTACGGGCAATGCACGAGGAACAGCAGAAGGGGCGCGTAAAAAGATATATCGCAGGGCCGACATTATTAAACTAATGAAGAATGACCCTGACCGTTATCAAGCTTTGTCTGATGAAATTATGGCAGCTTATGCGGAGGGTCGAGTCAAATAATCTAGGAGATTGACATGGCTACTGCAACTTATCCCGGCGCAGCGGGCTTTACTGCGAAGACAGAGGCAGATAAGTTTATTCCAGAGATCTGGAGTGATGAAATCATTGCTGCTTACCAGAAGAACTTGAAGATGGCTCCACTTGTCAAGAAGCTTGCTATGACTGGCAAGAAGGGCGACAAGCTACACGTGCCTAAGCCTGTTCGTGGTGATGCAAATGCTAAGGTTGCTGACACAGCAGTAACTATCATTGCCAACACCGAAGGCGAATTGACTGTTGACATCGACCGTCACTTCGAGTATTCAC